ACTCGGAGATTTACTCGCTGGCGATGACGCAGGATCAGAGCAAGATACTTTTCGACCGCACGAAGTTCATGCTTGCTCAGGTGTCGAAAGACATCGACGGCGGCGACCGCTTCCGCATGACGCAGAAGATTGTCGATTGGAAAGAGAGGTATCAGAAGGAAATCCGCAACTCGAAGATTATGCCACTGACGGGAGGCGGCAAGGCTCCTGACGGTACGAACACGGAGCTGCTGGACTGGGACGAGCTGGGCTCTTCGCCCTACACCAACGGCAAGAGCGACATGCAAGCCCACATCAACGTCTGTCAGTCGTCAATGGGTCAGCGTCGTCAGCCCCTCACCTTCGGCACCACGACCGCCGGCACCATCACCACGGGGCCGTTCATTGAGAAGCTGGCCGTGCTGCATAGTATGTTGGAGCGAGAGCACGACTACGAATCCGGCAAGGAAACGCCCACACAGATTGAGGACGGCACGATGTGTCTGCTGCTGGAGCCTGACGAATACGAGCGCGAAGATGAGCAATATGTGTTGACAAGTCACGCCCTCCGTCGCAAAATCAATCCGATGCTCGGACTGGTGGTGCAATACGACTTCTACGAGCGCGAGATGGACAAGGCCCGCAAGGAAGGTGGGCAGAAGTTTGCCGAGTGTGTGGCGAAGCTGTTCAATGTCTATCAGACTGGGCGCGTCACCAAATGGATCAAGGCCGACCGCATCCGTCAGTTACAGACCAGCGGCGGCAAGCGCATAGACGACTGCCAGTTCATCGACGGGCAGGGCCGCGAGCGGTGGCACGTCTTCTGTGGTCTCGATTTCTCCTCGGGAGATGACCTCTTTGCCATTACCTATATGGCTGTGGACTGGCTACCGAGCGACACCATGAAGGGCCGCTTCTTTGTTGACACCGACTGCTGGGTGCTGGAGAAGACGATGAAGGAAAGCCCGAACCAACCGCTTTATGAGCAGTGGATTGAGCAGGGATGGTTGCACAAATGCCCCGGTGAGGTGTTCGACAGTGCCTACGCCATCAACCGCATTGCGGAGTTGGTGGAGAAGGGCATCAACATCTACTACTTCGGCTACGACCCCGCGCAGTCGCTCACCCCGATCAACAACCTGAAGGCATGGCTCCAAACGCTCTTCCAGAAGCGCGAGGGTATGTCAACCAAGGACATTGCCGACGCTATCCAGCACATGGTGATACCCGTCAGTCAGACATCATTCACGCAGAACCCACGCATCACCGAACTGGAAGAGAAGATGCTCAGCCTGGACGCATGGATGGAGTTCTCCGACAGTCCCCTGTGGCCATGGTGCTTCGGCAACTGCGCCGTGGAAAGCAAGGGCGACCCACCCATCAGGCGCATCGTGAAAGGGGCAGGCCATAACAACAAGATAGACCCCGTTCATGGACTTTTGGACGCGCTCTATTGCTTCGATTTAGGCGAAGGGAAAGTAAGTGAATAATTGAAAATAGATAATTGAGAATTATGACCAGACAAGAAGCAATCGAGCGGTGGAAGTATATTGCAAACCGCGTGTTCTGGGCTGAGGAAGCCATCAGTGAGGAATGGGACGAGCGACTACATGCCGCACCGTCCATGACCCACGAAGAACAACAGCAGTTTGCCGACGAGTACATGACCGCCATCGCCACCGAGATAGTCAGCAAGACCTCCGACGAGGAACTGGCTGCGATGGAATAGTAAAACCCCTAAAATATCAAGAACTATGGCAAAAGAACTGAAACGCCGCGACCTGAGCGGCATCTTCATCTTCGACACGTTCCCAGGCGAGAGCCACCGACGGCCAACGTGTATCGAGGACTGCCAGCCTGAGACGCGCCGGCGGCTGTTGCTCACGAAGTCAACGGAGTGGCAGCGCGACTGTATCATGAAGCTGGCCGAGACGTTCAAGGACTTGTGCAACTACCTCGTCACGGAGCACTGCGTCAGCGACGAGCAGCGCACGGAGTTCTTCAAGATGATTGACCGCAACGTGGAGCGGGCGAAGCTGAACTGGGCACCTCACGAGATGGTACCGCAGGTGGACTTCTTCTGCGAGAAGGTGACGCTGCTGGCCGACGCTTGCGGTGTGACGAGACACAAGGAAGAGGAGGGCAACAACGAATTACACTAATTTTACGAATTATGATAGGAATAATAATATTGGCTGTAGGTTTCATACTGGCCTATCTGTCAATGCAAGTAATACCCGTGATAATGGGGCTGTTTTGTTTCGATAAAAAGGATTTCAAGCAAAGCACTATCGACGATTGGCTGTTTGCCCCAATTTTTATCTTTGTTCTTCTCATTCCATTTGTGGGAGCATTTTTACTTGCGCCTCTTTTGGAGGATGAAGACAAATGGCTAAAAAGGCTTTCAATGATTTCGGTTTATATAGTTATTATCGGAGTTATTATTTTGGTTGCAACTAAACTTTTGGAATAATGAGCAAGCGTAAAGTCTATCTCAGCGGCCCAATGTCCGGGGTGGAGCGGGCTGACTATGTGCGGCGGTTCGGGGAGGCGGAGAGGATTTTGCGGCGGCATGGGTACGGGTGCATCAACCCGTGTAGGGTGTGGGCCTGTCGGTGGCCGTGGATATACAGGGCGATGGAGTGGGTGCTGGGCAAGCGGCTGGCGTATGCCGTGTGCTTATGCTACGACCTTCTGCTGCTGACGACCCGTGCCGACGGCATCGCGATGCTGCCGGGCTGGCGAGCGTCACGCGGTGCACAGATTGAGAACTACGTCGCCCGCCACTTCCCCATGATGGGTATCTCCAAGGCGGCAGCGGAGGAAATAGAGAGAATCAAGTAAAATAAACGAATTATGAAAATCGGACTTGTTGACGTGGACGGGCACAATTTCCCGAACATTGCGCTGATGAAGATTGCATCGTGGCATCGACAGCAGGGCGACACTGTAGAGTGGGCGTTTGCCTTCAGCGAATACGACCGCATCTACAAGTCGAAGGTGTTCACGTTCACCCCCGACGACATGACCGCCTACCAGTGCCCCGACATCCGCAAGGGTGGCACGGGCTACGACATCAAGAGCCAACTGCAGCCGGAGATTGACCGACACCGAGGGCTGGCCTACGACCTCTACCCCCAGCACCGCTTCTCCGTGCAGTTCTACTCTCGCGGCTGCATCCGTCACTGCCCCTTCTGCCTCGTTCACGACAAAGAGGGCAAGATTCATGCCGTGGAGCCGATGGAGTGGAACCCACGGGCAGAGTGGATTGAGGTGCTCGACAACAACTTCTTCGCCGGTCCACGATGGCGCGAGGCGGTGGAAGATCTACGGCGACAACGATTGCCCGTGAAGTTCCACGGCGTTGACATCCGCATCATGGACGAGGAACAGGCGGCGGCTCTCAACTCCCTGCGGCTGAAAGGCTATGTGCATATCGCTTGGGACTTGCCACAGCTCGACCTCACACCGCAACTGGAGGCCATCACGAAGTACATCAAACCCTACAAGATAGCGTGCTACGTGCTCGTAGGCTTCAACTCCACCCGTGAGCAAGACCTCCACCGACTGCGGACGCTGAAACGGCTGGGCATCCTGCCATTCGTGCAACCATTCCGCGACTACACCAACCAGCGCAAGCCGTCGCAGTATGAGAAAGACCTCGGACGCTGGGCAAATCGCGCATGGCTCTTCAAGTCAATGGACTTCATGGACTATGAGCCGCGCAAGGGCTTCAAGTGTAGTCAGTATTTCGAGCGGTAGCAAATTCTTCACTCTTCACTTAACAAACAGAAACGTGGATACAGGAAGAGTTATCTCAATCGGTGACGCTTTTTAATACCGTCTGAAACTTACCCTACTAAGAGGGTCGCACTTAGTAGGGTATCTTCTGAGAGAATCCCTACTAACTCTCAATTTTAAGTAACCATTTATTTTTCAACAATTAAAAAACAACAAGCAAGATGAAGAACAAGACAGTGATTTTGATTCTTTCGGTTCTGGCCGTGGCGATGTACACGACCGCAGTGATTAACTTTTGCATGGGCAACGTGCTCGGCGGCATCGGCGACGTGCTGATGGCGAGCTCCGACGCGCTGATGGCCTACGCGCTCTATCGTGTGGGGCAGTTGGGACGCATGTCGGACAGGACGCGCAAGGCGGTCATCGGTTTGCTGGAGCAGCTGACCAAGGGCGTGCCGGCGACGCTGACCGCCAAGATCGGCAAGGGCACCATCACCCTGAGACACGGTGAGGACGGGGACGCGGGCGACGCTCCCGAAGAGGAACTGACGGACGAGGAGAAGCGCGTGAAGCGCATGGCGGAGGAGTACGACGAGTTGCGCGGCAGGTACGGGCGGCTGACGGACTTCGTGGTGTCGGACACGTACAAGCAGCTGCCGGAGAACAAGCGCACGCTGCTCTCGCGTCAGCACCAGGCGATGCACGACTATCTGGACGTGCTGACGCAGCGGCTCCGCATCGAGGCGAAGGAGGCGAACCTCAAAATCGACATCGAGGAGCCGGACACCGAAACGGCTGAGTGAACCCTAACGGAATCGGCGGCAAGCAACGGCTTTTGTCGCCGATTTCTGATTCTTAACACGAATTATCACGAATTTATCACGGATTTATCTTTTTTCGACCACGAATTTCACGAATTACACGAATTATGACCCCCGAACTACAGAAGAAAGTCGATAGAGCCGTGAAGCTCATTCAGCAGGCAGGGTGCGACGCAATCCCCGAAGTAGCCTACAGCGGAGGAAAGGACAGCGACGTGATTCTGGAACTGGCACGAATGAGCGGCATCAAGTTTCGGGCTATCTACCGCAATACGACTATCGACCCGCCGGGCACCATTGCCCACGTCAAGGAGAACGGTGTGGAGATACTCAGACCGAAGCAGACATTCTTCCAACTCATTGAGCAGAACGGATTCCCGAACCGCTTCATGCGCTTCTGCTGCCGATACCTGAAGGAATACAAGGTGCTCGACCGCTGCATCATGGGAGTGCGCAAGGCTGAAAGCACCAAGCGAGCCGAGAGATACAATGAGCCGACGGAGTGCCGTTTCTATGGCAGCAAGCGCGACCATGTGGAAGCCTTCTACCCGATACTCGAATGGAGCGACCAAGATGTTGTGGACTTCATCAAGGAGCGAGGCATCAAGATACATTCGCTCTATTATCGTGAGGACGGAACCATCGACCCCAAGCGGCGGCTCGGCTGTATGTGTTGCCCGCTGGCTTTCTACAAGAAACGCATCGAGCAGTTCAAAGAGCACCCGAACATGGTCAAGGCTTACATCAGAGCAGGGCAGAAGTTCCGAGATACCCACCCAGACGCAAAGAGCATCAAGACACACCCGACCATCTATCAGCAGTTTGTCCGCGATGTGTTCTTCGAGCGTCAGCAGAAGTTCGATGAGTTCGCTGGCGGCATGTTCGGAGAGATAGACTACAAGCAGTTCCTCATGGACTATTTTCACATCGACCTCTAATTCTTCCCTCTTCACTCTTCACTCTTAACTTAAAATCATGCTCACACAAACCATGACCCACGCCGAGGTGTATGCCGAACTCGACCGCGACCGAGAGACGGCCACGGTCTGGTGGCGACACCACCTCGACACGCTGCGACGGCCGGTGCTGAAGGCGAGGCGGCTGCCCCTCATCCACTGGGCCGACTACACGTCGCCCCGTCGCATCCGCTACCTGTTTTTTACGCGCATCTTCGACAAGCGGATGCGGCGGCTGCTGACGGGTGTGGCCGTGCCCTGCCGCACGGATGAGGGCACGGCGGTCTATACGTCGTGGCTCTCCGACCAGCGGCTCATCGCCCCGATGGTGATCCTGCCCCACGCATGGCGGCGTTACCGCGAGCGGACGGGCTGCGAACTGACGGGCTGCGACCTCTGGCGACGCTTCTTCACCCAGAACCCCCA